CTGTGATACAGGACATGTGCGCGTACCTAGTCGTTTTAAGTCTGTGGTATGTGACAGCGCTCGCCGTCACGGCATTGATGCCGCCTTTTTAGCTGCCCAGATACGCCAAGAGAGTGGGTTTAACCCACGGGCAAGGTCATCCGCCAACGCGATAGGTATTGCCCAGATTATCCCATCCACTGCCCGGGCTTGGCGTGTTGACCCTACAGACCCTATTGCCAGCATCGATGCTATGGCTAAGCACATGGCCAGCTACCGCAACACCTACCAGCGCCAGGGCCACGACTCTGACACAGCACACCGCCTAGCGTTGGCGGCTTACAATAGCGGTGCCCATCGTGTTGCCCAGTATGGCGGCGTGCCACCGTACAGGGAGACGCGCAACTATGTGGCTCGCATCTGGCAGGCGTTTAAACGTAAGGTGTAGCACACTCACTCATCCCACGCCCTGGCTCACGCTGGGGCTTTTGCTTGATTTTTTATTATTTGTGTGGTACAAACCCCTACGGGTTTTATACCTCTGTTTAGGGTCAGCGGTATACGACACGAAAGACAATGCGCATCACAACCACCAGGAGATTAGACGGGGTAGAGGAGAAGAAGGAAAAAGCGCAAGCCTAACCTCCCCTGGACATCTTTTTTAAAAAACGTTTTTGCTGTTAAGCAGCGTAAAGCTATTGACTAGGGCCGAGTTATATCATCAAAATATCTATAGTAAGCCACGTTGGGTCAGAGCGGCAGCCCCAAGGGAGGCGAGGTTCCCATCGTGCAGGGCCATTTGGCCAATCGAAGGGCTACGCATTGGATATAGTCGTTGCTTGCTGTGGAGAGCCAAGGCGCGTTAGGCGCAGACACAAGCTATTAGCAGACGATGCCTGGCGTAAATACTGCCAGTATCAGATTTTAAGTATATCCTTTTGCCCCAAATGTAAAAACGATGTCCTCTACTGGCAAGCCCAGACAGATTTAGTCACACCCGGCGGCCACCATCACAAGCTAGGCGCTGTAATGCGCATCCCGCAATACGACCACGCCAAATGGATTAAACGCACGGTAACAGACGCCGTTAAGATGACGCCTGAACCCGTTGTAAGCGAGTACAGCAGGCGCATGGCCAAGCCGTGTGACTTGCGGGCAGGCAGATGAATATCCTGTTTATCCACATCCGCCCAGAGCACTACGACAGCGACACAGTTCGCAATAAGCCCTCAGGCGGCACAGAGAAAGCGTTTATATTCCTTGGTGAGGCATTAGCCAAGCTAGGACACGATGTTAGCTACATCACCACGAAAGAACAGCTCACACAGCCAACTGTAGCGCCTGACGTTGTTATAACGCAGGAGCCAGAGCTTTTCCAGGCATTTCCGAAATCAAAAAAGATTTATTGGAGTCACCACTTTAGTAACCAGCCCATCGTGCAGCGCGGCGCTGTGTGGGTTAGAGCGCTTGCTGATAAGGTGGTAACGCTGAGTAAATGCCACCACGACGACTGGCTACAAAACCTGCGGCTAGGCAGTGTGATAATCGGGCACGGGGTTTGGCTTGATGAGGTGGCAACAGGGGTTAAAGACCCTTACCGCTTAATCTACGCAAGTACACCATTCAGGGGCTTAGAGCGCATCCCTGAGTTGTTCAGAGCCATCAAGGCTAAAGAGCCACGGGCTACCATCGCCATCTGCTCATCAATGGCTACATACGGCACACCAGAGCAAGACGGGCAGTATCGAGCGCTGTTTGACGAGCTATCAAGTATCGACGGCGTTGAATTATTGGGAAGCCTGAACCAGTACGAGCTTTACCAGCAGTATGCACGGGCTAGCGCGTTCTTTTACCCGTGCACGTGGCCGGAGACAGAGTGTATGGCACTCTCAGAAGCTATTGCTCATGGTTGTCGCCCCATGGTTACTGGCCTAGGGGCACTCCCAAGTAAGGTTGACCAGGTGTTTACCTTGGCTGAAATGGCTGGGGTCTCTTGGGGGGCCATCCCCAAAAGCAGCTACCGCGTCCCTGATTGGGGGGAAGTCGCTAATCAATGGATAGAGATGCTTCATGCCAATAATTAAATTGACTCAAAACCGAGAAGCTATTGTTGATGAATCCGATTTTGCTTGGGTCAGTCAATGGCATTGGACAATTAGTGGAAATGGGTATGTTTGTCGTTACTGTTATGACAATCCTACAAATAAAAAGCGCCAGATTGTTCTCTTGCATCGGGCTTTATTAAGTCCATTGGATGGGTTTGAAGTAGACCATATAAATCGAAATCCGTTGGACAACCGGCGTGAGAATTTAAGACTAGTTACAAGCCAACAGAATAAATGGAATGCCCCACGGCGTGTTACCAATACCACTGGCTATATTGGCGTAAGGCAGTCACATCACAAATCATTGCCCTGGCGAGCCGTTATCACCAAGAATTACAAGAATGTCCATTTAGGCTACTTTGGCACAGCAGAAGAAGCTGCAAACGCATACGATAAAGCTGCTGTTGAGCAGAGAGGTAAGTACGCAAGGTTAAATTTTGCGTGATTAACCCAATGATTACCCTCAACATGATCGTCAAGAACGAGGCGGCGCTGTTGCCTGGCTGCCTCAAAAGCGTGAAGGACTTTGTGGATGTCATCCATATCACCGACACCGGCAGCACAGACGGCACCGTGGCTATTGCCGAGTCATTCGGTGCGCGAGTTTCTCACTTCGACTGGTGTGATGACTTTGCAGCCGCACGCAATTACGCATTGGGACACGTTGACACAGAGTGGACGCTATGGCTTGATGCTGACGACCTTGTCCAGAACCCAGAACTCATTCCCCAGCTTGTCGCCCAGTGCCCCGACAACGTTGATGCCTTTTGGGGCATCTACAAGCAGGACGGTAGCAGCCAACAGAGACGACAAAGCCTCTTTAGGACCAAGCGTTATCGATGGGTTGGCGTAGTCCATGAGTCGCTCGTTCCAGTTGCCGACGATAGTACAACCGCCACATGCGATCTTGTGGTTATACATCGCAAGCCACAGGCACGCTGCCTTGAGGCTGCGAAGCAGTATCTATCAATCTTGCTTGCTAAAGAGCCTGATAACTGGTTTGGAATCGCCGAATCTTACCGCTACCTCAGCTTTCACCCCGACGATGAACTAAAGCGGGACGAGTACAGGGACTTAGCCGTTGGTTACTACAACCAAGCCTTATCCCACCTGCGGATTAACAAGCCCACACGCTACATCTGCCTAATAAATATGGCCAAGCTCAACCTTGAGCGCGTCAATCAAGACAAGCGCTGGTTAGACCTTGCCCAGCGGTGTGCGGTGGCTGCGATTAAGTTAGACGACACACGGGCCGAAGGATGGGCATTGCGTGGGCAGTGCCATTACCTGTTAGGCCAGATAGCCAATGCCAATGAGGCATGCGAGGTAGCAATGAGATGTGACAAGCCCAGGGACGGGCTGTTTTACCACGAGTACTATGACGAGCACCCCAAAGCCCTGATTAAGCACATCAAGGATAGCGCTCAGGTGCCCAATCTAATCAAGGTGGCGGGGCGTGACTTCTAAGAAGGCAGGCAGGCCAACCAACTACCTGCCCGAGTACTGCCAGATGGTTATTGACCATATGGAGCAGGGCAAATCGTTTTGGACCTTTGGAGCCACACTTTACCGCCACACCAATGGCGAGGTGAAAGCACCTGCCAGCGTGCTTAAAGACTGGCTCGACAAGCACCCAGAGTTCAAAGAAGCCAAGGCGATGGGCGAGACGCTCTCGCAAGACTGGCTTGAAGAGGCTGGGCTTACCGCAATGAACCAGCCAAGCAATCAATTCAACTCTACCGTCTGGATTTTCACGATGAAAAACCGTTGCGGATGGGCTGACAAGGTGGAGATGTCGAGCAACGAGACCGGCGAGAAGCCAGGTATCAACATCTCAAAGGACACGGATGCTTGACGTTAAGCTCCTGCCTCGTCAATGGGAAGTATTCAACCCTGTTGATGGCGTAGATTATGACATTGCGCTTTATCAGGGCGGCGTAGGCTCTGGAAAGACTTGGCTAGGAACATTGCTAGGGGTCTCGACACTGGCAGCTAATCCGGGCGCTACGTGGCTTGTGGGGGCGGATACGTTTACCCGCTTGAAGATTACCACCTGCGAAGCGTATGAAGAGCTGTTGGACGCCGCTGGCATCCTTTACAAGCACAACAAGACAGACCACATCATCACCATCCCTGAGTGGGATGATTCGCGGGTGATATTCCGGGGTGTGGATGACCCGCAGGCGTTGCGCTCCGTCAATGGCATTGGTGGTCATCTTGAAGAGGCCAGCTTGATTACTGAATCGTCCTACCTGGAGTTTCTGGGGCGATTACGGCAAGCCAAGCAAGGTCAGCCGATACGGGTCGTGTTAACGACTAACCCGCAAGCCCAAAAGGATTGGCTTTATTCTCACTTCGTCGAGAACGCAGGCATCATCACCCAGTCGGTACGGGGCAACGAGGTTAAGATAAGCCGACGGCGTGTGATAGCCAGGACGCTGGACAACAAGCACGTCTCTGATGCCTTTATTGCCAGCTTGCAGGCCAGCTATGACGAAGAGCTATGGAAGATTATGGTCCTGGGCCAAGACGGGGACTACACGAGGGGCCTTGTGAGCTACAACTTCAGCGATTTAAACGTGGTCGATACCGAATACCGGCCAGACCAAACCATTTACCTAACCTGTGACTTTAACGTTGACCCGATGTC